CCTGTTCAGCATACCGGAGATTGGCCGCTTCGACCATCTTTGCCTGATGCGCGGGGGTTTTGCCATAGCGATGATTGCGTTCGCCTTGCTGGGCGGCACCAATCTTCGCGCGATGCTCAGGGGATTGTTGGTAGCCTGTGGATCCCTCCCCACCGCGCGTGAGATTGTAGCCATGCGGCGTGAACGTGTTATAGTTCAGAATAGCCACTTGTTCCGCCTCACACAGTGCCGCCCAATCGCTCGCGTCACCAATGACCCGCATCGTAAAAACCTCACGGCCATATTTCTTAATCGCTCGCGCAATGTGCGTTGTCCCGCGCGCAGCACTCTGGAGATGCTCCAGTAAGCGCTTCTTGACAGGCCGTGACGTGATCCCAACATATTGCTTTCCATTGACCGTATTCGTGAGCAGGTACAGATACAATGCCTTATCCTCCTTAGAGAGAACAGTAATAAGACATTGTACCCAACTTGACCAGATACTACCAACAAGTTTTAGATATATCTCCTTAGTACTTTTAGGATACGCCCGGAATGGACCATACACGGCAGGCTAAGGCCGGATGTTGGCAGATCCAGCCGTACAAAACATCGGTCCTGGCAGGGTGCGTATCAGTTTGGATATTTGAGTCTCTCCAGACGCGCAAAGAGGCCCCGAACTCCCCGTCGTCGGCACGGCTCCTCTCCCCGCTAAACGGGAGCATCAGCGGCACAATGGCCACGGTAAAGGCTTCCTTGTGATAATAGAGATTCTGCTGGTACGCCGTGTTGGCCGTACCGGTAAACAGCACGGGGGCGGCTGCCGCTGGTGCGGTGACCACGGTCGCTCGTGGGTCCGGCGGGATGATAATCGCTGGACTAATGGGGATCGCCGCGTTGCCCGAGGCATCGCTATTGACCGCGGCGGTCACGACGAAATCCGCCAGCCGTCCGGTACTCTGCAAGGTCTGCGGATTCGCCTCATACACCCCCGTAAACTGGATCACATCGCCGGTGGCCAGGCGCAGCGCGGCGGCCGCGGTCCAGCCGCTGGTGTTGATCGTGCTGCCCGTCTGGCTCGCGGTCGTCACCTGCGGGGAGCCCCCGCGCGGGCCGGTCGTATGCGTGGCGACATTTTGATCGACGACCCAATCAGCGCCCGTCATACGCCCCATGAGCCCTTCTTCGTACTGCTCTTTAATCTGCTCGCTGGACTGGAACAGGCCCCGGTTGGCGTTGACCACGGCGGCATTTTCAAAGGGATCGAGGCAGCACGTAAAGTCTCCGTCCATGGGCGCGCCGGCCTTGAGCACAATGCCATGGGCGAGTTGATACTGGTAAAATTTTTGATCGGCCTGGGTCGGCGAGACCACACTGTGCGACACCTGCGCGTAGCACATCAGGCCGTCCTTGTCGATCTCGTTGGCCAGGCGGGTCGCGGAGGGGCGAGCGACGCGGCGGCTCCAATCATCCATCGAGAGCGTGAGTTCGGTGGACAGCATTTCAATGTCGACGTGCTTTTGCTGGTTGATGACCAGCGTCACGTACTCTTCGATGTAGTTTTCGGCAATGAACGTCGCGCCGCTCTGCACGGCATGGCGCGGCGTCTTGCGGATCTGGAGCTGCGCGCCAATCTTAAAGCCGTTCTGCGCGAACTGCGACTCCCATTGCCTCGACACGCCTTTGGTAAAAGCTAACTGGTTTTTCAACATCATCAGGAGTTCTCGACTAACCATCTGGATCACGGATAGGGTATTGGGCATGGGTCAATGCCTCCTGGGTACGACCAGCCGTCCTGCTGGTCTGTCCACGGCGGGGCATCGCCGTCTGCCATGGACCCAAGGGGCATCTCGGGGCCGGTTGTGGTGCGTTGTGCGGGGCAGGAGGCCGAAGGGTTGCGGGACAGATGCCCCTGCACGCCGCCTTGCGCCTCGCCCCCCGCGCCCGCGGGGTCAGCGCCTGAACAGGCGCGGGTTCTGTTTGCGGCGTTCCGCTTCGTACTGCCGCTGCGTCATGTCCGCGTGGAAGCCGCTCGGGGGCACCGTGCCGCCGGCGGTGACGGTCGGGAGCGGGCCGGTGCGTGCCGGGGGCACGGCTGGCTCGGGGCTTCCCGCGGCGGCGGCCGGGAGCACGGCGACCACGGGGGGCACGGCCTCCTCGGCTGGCCGTGGCAGCGCCTGCGGCACCAGTTGCCCCAGCGCATATGCCATCTCATGCGGCGGGACCTGATTCAGCCGCGTGAGCTCCTCCGGGTGTGCGTGCAGGTACAGGAGCAAGTCGGGGCCGTGCGCTCCCGCCTGCTGGAGGCCGGCATAGAGTGCCGGGCTGGCCTGCTGCGCCACCTGCTGAAAGCGCCGGTCATAGTCGGCATGTTCGGCCCGTAAGGCCTGCTCGCGCTGGGCAATGGCCTGGCGGCGCGTGTGCTCGTCCTGCTGGAGCGCGGCTTCCTGGGCCTGGCGCTGCTGCTGGCGCTGGAGCTCGTCAACGCGCTGCGTGGCGCGGTATTCAGCGCGGCTATCGAGCCATTGCTCCATCGCGGCGTCATACACGGCCTGGTCGCTAAAGTCCTGGGTACGCGGGCGTGGCGGCGGTCCTGGTGGCTCCTGGGGTGGCACCGGTGCGGGCTGCTGCAGTCGCTGCATGGTATCCACGCTCGCCTCGAGCGCGGCATTGCGCAGGGCCATCTGCTGGAGCTGGCGCTCAATGGCGGCCAGTTTCTGCTCGGCCGGCGAGGGCGGCGGTGTCTCGGGGGCGGTGGGCTCCGGCGCCGGGGTGTCGGGACCAACCAGGACAATGGTGTCGTCGGCCACTAAGCGGCCCCCCCGTTACTGCGCGGCTCGTATGGCCCGCCGGCGACATCGGTGGCAGCAGTTGTCATGGCTGCCTTTAGTCGTTCCGTCTCAGCTTGGTAGGCTTTGATTTGTGTCTCTTGTTCATCAATAAGCCGTTGCCGTGTCTTGTCTTGTTCTTCTAAAGTCATCTTGCGTTCTTGGATAGTTAATTCGCGGTCACGATTGGTCAACTGAAGCGTTAATTCGTTGTTTGTTTGGGTAAGACTTTGCACACTTTGATTTAATTGGAGTACCTGTGCTTGTGTTTGTTGTAACTGTTGCATCATAGCCGGAAGTTGCTCAAGTTGCTGCCGTGCTTGCGCAACTTGTGCGTTCTTCTCAGTTCCAGGCTCACCAACTAAGAGCGCTGGAGGCATTGCCCGTTGCAATCGATCTGCCATTTTAGAGGCTAAATCTACGTCAAGACTCTCGACTAACATATCCCCGAGCACCATCATGAGCTGCGGCGCGGCCTGGATGATCGTGGTCAGCGCGGCCGCGTTCTCCTGACGCTTGGTGGCATAGCTCGGCCCGGCGTCAATGGCCACGTCATAGCGGCCCGTGCTGAGATCGTAGAGCACCTGCTCGCCGGTCGCCGGGTCCGTGTGCCGTTGGTTAAACAGGACCTGCGTGGCGTCGCCGTCCTCGCCCAGGACGCGCATCACCTGGGGCTGCCGCATAATGTGCGGGAACAGGTCCACGAGAATTTCCCCGACGTAGCGAATCGCGCGACGCTGGTTATCCAGAAAGTGATACGTCGCCGTATTGGTCTGCTGCTGGCGCTGGCGGATGGCGACGCCGCTGGTCTCGTTGCTCTGCGCGCCCAGGGCCGGGTCGTAATACCCGCTGATCGCCTTAATTTCGTCGGCCGCTTGCATGGAGCCCTGCACCATGGCCTGCACCGGGGGCTCGACGCTCGAGCGCTGCGGCGGCGGGGCCGGTTGGCCCCCCAGGCTGACCGGCTTGTACTCGAGATACGCATGGTTGCGCACGTTGGCGGTGGCCCACTCGGGGTGATTTTCGAACTGGCCCTCGACGCCAATAAACGGGGCCTTGGGTGCGAGGGCGATCATCTCCGCCTTGCTACTCTCCCAATAGTTGTACTGGCGCTGTGGATCGCGCAACCGTCTCACTAACCCGCGCCAGTCGGGGCGGCCATCGCGCTCGCCCTCTTCCCCAATCACCTGGGCGATCGGAATTTTCGTGCCGTGCCAGCGCATTTTGGAGAGCACGGCATGGCCGTTGGTCACGGCCTGCCACACCTCGCAGCGCTCGACCTCGCGCGTGCGCGTCACACGGTCCCCGTCCGGGACGGGAGCCCCTGCCGCGACCACCGCCCCGCTCTGGAGCTGGCGCAGCGTCGTGGTGTGGGGCTCCCGCCAGAAGTATTCGGCAATGCGCACCGTCTGCGGCGTAATCCACCCCGTCTCCAGGGCGGCCCAGCCGTTCAGTTGCAGCGTATCGCCGCCGTAGCGCGTGAGATACTCGCTTCTCGTGAGTTCCTTCGCAATGAAGCACCACTGCGCGTCAGCACCGTCCGGGGACTGGTGCATGGGGTCGAGGTAGACCCACAGGGGATTGCGGATGCGCTCGATGGTCGCTTCCTCGGCAAACGTGCTGCTATCGACATAGCGCGTGTTGACCCGCACAAAGCCGCGGCCGCAGATGACGCCCTGCTCGAGGGCCGTGGCGTAGGCCATATCGGCATTGCTCTGCACTTCGACGTTGCGGATGAGGCCCTGGAGCATCTGGGCGGTGGCGGGATCGGCGGCACTATCCATGGCCGAGACATTGATGCCGGGGCGTTGCTGGCGGCCTTCGTTGATGAGTTGGCGCAGGGTCGTGCCCATGCGGTCGATGACCAGGGAGGGCCGACCGCGGCGGTGCTCGAGGAGGGCACTATCCCACTGCTCGCCGGCGGCAAAGCGCATATCCTCTTCGGCCCGGCGGCGCCACTCGGCTTCGACGTCCTGGACCCACTGGAAGCGTGCCCGTACATCGTCCAGGAGCACGTCGTCATCGGTGCACGCGCGGCGCGTCGTCTCAGCCATCGGTGCGCTCCAGGTGCGTCAGGAGGGCCGTGCTGAAGGTGGCGAGTCGGTTCACACTCGCGGCACGCAGCACCTCCAGGTTGGCGTCCGGGGGCACGTAGGCACGGGCCTGTTCCAGTTCATCGACCATACAACAGACCGACGCATAGAGGCGCTCCAGGGGCGTGGCCGGGGGCGTGCCCATGTCCAGCGGGGGGCCATCGGAGCAGTTGACGAAGGGCATAGCACACCTCAATAGGACGTTTTGCTGCCACGTTTCTTCGGGGGCTTTGGCACATCAGCCCCAGCGTCCCGTGCCTTCGACAGGGCTATCGCCACCATCTGCTTGTTGCGCTCGCCCTTGGTCTGGTTCTTGCCAAGGGTCGATGGTGGATTGGCATGCACCTCGGCAAACGCCTCCGACACTTTCTTCTGCGTGGGGGTCTGTTTCTTCGCCATACATCCTCCTTGCTAGCCCATCCATTGCTGGTCACTCGGCACGCCCGCCAGCAAGGGCACCGTCTGCCGTGGCCGGCTCGGCGTGGTCTCCTGATACCCGGTTGCAAACGTCCGGAGCGCATCGGCCCCGTGTGAGGAGTTGTGCACGAGAGCGCCATTGCCTAGGGCAAACTCCTCCAGGCCAGGGACCGTGATACACCAGACATCAGCCCGTTCACTCAGCGGCGTGACCTGCACGACGCGCAGCACGTTCGGCTTGTCTGCGCTCGGTGCGTCGTCGTTCCGTTTCCCGCCTATAACACGGCCGGCGACAATATCTTTGCCCATGCCGACCACGTTCTTGAGGCGGCGTAAAGACCGTGCCGCACCCGAGACATGCCCGGGGTTCATATTGATAGGCATGTTCCAGTTTCTTACGAGCCTGATACGCATCATGGCGGCACTCTTCGCTACAATACTTCTGCGCATTGCCCTTCCGCACCAGTGCCAGAATAGGCTTGCCACAGTGAGCACAGGATTGCTCCACACGCTCCCACTTGGTCCACGATGCACTGCTCTTCGCGTGCCGTCGATGCCAGAGGCGTCCTTCCTCTGAGGCATGCGCCATGCCGCAGCACCCTCGCGAGCCTTGGGTGTAAACCAGTTGCCCTCGCGCTGATCCGCTCGTGCATGCCATGTAAGGGAGAGGTGTTCACTGCGGGGCAGACATTCCAGGTTGCTGATGGCATTGTTGCGGG